AGCAGGTATTTAATTATTTTCTTCCACGCTTTTTTGGCTTTTCCTCTTCTTCTTCTTCTTCCTCTTCTTCTTCTTCCTCTTCTTCTTCCTCTTCTTCTTCTTCCTCTTCTTCTTCCTCTTCTGTAAGACCTTGAATTTGCTCCTGTACTGTCCTTATTTCATTGAACAGGTCAATCAGTCCAACTTCTTCTTCATCATCGTCATGAGACGATTTCATGGACTTGATGTCCTTCTGAATTTGGATTAATACTTTTAACATAGTCTTAAACAATTCACTTTCACTTTCTTTTGTTATTATGACCTTTTCATTGTCCTTTGCCTTTTCCTTCGCCTTTGTCTCCTTGCCTTTGACTTTGCCTTTACCTTTGATGATTCCTGCCATTTTCTTTTCTCCTTTCGGAAGGACTGGACTTTGCCAGTCCTTCCATTCAATTTATTTTTATTTAGTTTTCCTAGATTAGCTTACCTTTGCTTTCTTTTGGTAATGTCCTACGATTTCAAGGACTTCCTGAAGGTCTTCCTCTTCAAGTCTATTCCAAGCATAGTAAGTCATGCTGTCATCATTGTACTGTGGTAAAGTCCTTAAATGTCGGCGAAGATTCTTTGCCGATGCAGTTAAGTCTTCTCCTAAACTGTAGGAAGTTAGACTGTTGACTATGCTTGAAAGTTGTTTGGTATTAATGACTTTCGGAAGATTTTCCTTCCAGAAGTTAAGGACTTCTTTTTTGCTTACTGAAAAGTCCTTAACTTTTGCTTTCTCCTTTCCTTTAGCTTTCGCCTTTTCGGGAGACTTCTTACTTGTCTCCTTTACTTTGGACTTTAACTTAATAGGACTTTTCTTTTTGAGCATTTTTACACTCTCCCTTTCATTTGGACTTTTCTACATTATTCAGTTGTCAAAGAACGTTTGTGCCTTGTAAGGACTTCCTTACTTCTGATTGACTGCTCTGTCTTTCATTAAGTCAATTATATCGTAATGACTTGTCTTTGTCATTATACTTTAGTATACCTTTTAAAAGTTTTTATTTAAAAAAACATTTTATTTATTTTGTTGTCCTTCTTTTCTTTTTTATTTCATGGTATAGGAAAAGGAAAAGGAAAGGATATGTAAAAGGTATATAGTCCAGTATAGGCACAACGTGGAAGACTTGCAAACAGTAAAAGCCATGCACCCCACGAACACACGGACAAAGTGATCCCATCCTGAAAATTTTTTATCCCAACCCTGTAGAGGCTTTCCAATATTTTCCAACCCCCGAGCCGGCATGGCAGTAGGGCCCGCAGAATCTTCTGGACTGGTGTACTTATTCTGTGGTATTATAGTACTGTACCTACCTCCTTTCTTTTACCGTATTATGTTTTAGTGCCCCACCCCTCTCCTAATCCGCCTTAGGATTTGGGGCACACATTCTTTTTAAGGGGATGATGACTGTGGTTATCAAAAAGATAGGAACGATGTGGGGCATCTTTACGGATGAGGACAAATTAATAGGTAAGTACCACAACCGCATCTATGCTCTGCGGAAGCTCAAAACTCTAACGAAAGGAGAGAAAAATGAGCCTAGAGAAAATGCTCAAGGAGATTGAGTACTTGGGATACTACTGGAAACTAGGAATAGACAATAAGAAAGATCCGGTTGAGTACGTCGTTGAGTGCTATCCCAAAGGCAAAACCGGACACACAGAAATAGAGTTCAGATACTGTGGGACTCACCTTGCGAATTGTGCGTTTAACTGCTTAAGGGATATAAAGAAGAGGCTTAAGGAAAAAGCAGAAAGGGGGGGAGATAATGGCTAGGCTTTATAGGGACCCAGACCTCGAGCCGCATAACGTGTCAGACGGTAGGACTAAAAGGATCCGCGGGATTAAGCACTTGGCTAATCCACCCACAGCCTACGATAAAAAGTTAAAGAACGGGGCGAAGAACAAGTATAGCGGTATTCCGAAGCCTGAGGGTGTAAAAATGACCAAGGATGACAAAAGGTTCGCACGCAGGCAGTTCCTCATCGAGCTTAAAGACTGTGGGATACCGTCGGTGGCGTCGAGGCGTGTCGGAGTGAGCCCCGGCACCATGCACAAATGGCGTAAAACCATGCCGGACTTTAACGAAAAGGTTGAGGCTGTCCTAGATGAGTTCGTTGATTCGTTGGAATGTGTGGCTGTGGAAAGGGCTAGGGAGAAGTCCGATTCACTCCTTGCTATGCTGTTAAGGGCTAACAGGCCCGAGAAATACCACGACAGAACTAGGATGGACATGAACGCAAACGTAAACGAGAAGACGCAGGGGACTGTTAGCATCGTGTTCTCACAGGATGAGGTAGGGGAGGCAGACAAGGATGGCGGGGTACAGAACTCATAAGAAGATAAACCTCATAAAAAAGAAACAGAGGAGCATGGGTGAGTATATTCCACTTCCGCATCAGGTTGACTTACACAAGAACCCGGCGAAATATCGGGCTATGGTGTCAGGCATCGGTGCAGGCAAAACAACCCTAGGCGTTAGAGAGGGGATAAAGTTCAGCCAGTTCTTCCCCGGATCGCTTGGAGTTATTGGTCGTCTCACATCTAAAGCCTTGGAGGAGACGACAGAACGTAGGTTCTTCGAGATATGCCCGTCGGAGATAATCGAGCACTGGAACGACAGTAAGAAGCACCTGTACCTCCGTACTCCGCAACCCGGAGTATACTCTGAAATTTTGTTCATGCACTTGGACGAGCCTGGTCCCTTAGGTTCTCTAGACATTGACTGGTTCTGGATAGATGAGGCACACGAACCTGAGGGTACGGAGGTTCCGGAATCCACTTTCCTCATGCTGTGTGCTCGCTTACGTGGTTATGCAGGCCCACATAGAGGACTAATAACTACAAACTCCGGTGGTAGAGACTGGGTATGGAAGCACTTCTTCGATCCGAACCGTACAAAAGAGAAAATCAGAGATCACTACGGAGTGAACGTGCCTACGTTGGTGAACAAAGCGAACCTGCCGAAGGGGTACATTGAGGAACTCTCACGAAATCACCCTGAAGCATGGGTAAAGAGGTTCCTAGAAGGTTCGTTTGAGGTATTTCAGGGGCAGATATTTTCAGAGTTTGATATTAGAACTGTGGTAGTATCTCCATTTGAGGCTCTTATGTCATGGCCCCAAGAGGCGGGCTTTGACTTTGGCATAGAAGTACCTACTTCAGTACCCCTGATAAGGGTTGACCCAGCTACAAACAACGTGTACCTGACTGACTTATACTATAAAGCTGAAGCGGAGATTGATGATGTGGCAGGGTGGATGAAAGACCGCAGGCAACTCACAGCATGGGCTGACCCTTCGGTTAGAAATCGGGGTCCAAACAAAAAATCACCGGCTATGCTGTATGCAGAAGAGGGAATCACCTTGATGCCGTCGGTATCCAACGACGTAACCCTTAAAATATCTACGATACACCAGTATCTCCGTAAGAAAAAGTTCTTCATCGTGCGTTCACGTGCAACGGAGCCGGCAATAGAGGAGTTCCAAGCATATAGGTGGGATCCTAAAAGACCCGACCAACCGTTAAAGAGGGATGACCACTTTATAGATTCCTTGGGATACCTGCTGATGTCAACTCCTCTCGGTATGCAGTTAAATCCTGTGGATCCTTACGCAAAGGCAGAGACATATAGCAACGTACACCCGAGCCACTATGAGGATGATGACTATATACCAGAAGAGGATGAGTATTTAAACCCTTAATTAACTTAATTAAGTAAAGGTGGTGATAACATCGGCAAGGATATTTAATCCTGATAAGGAACAGCTTGATAGTATATATGAGAGTCAGCCCAAATTCTCCGACAAAATTTCAAACCCTAGGCTAAAGAAGATAGCAAGTTTCTTCGACCAGTCTCCGCTAGACCTCACAGGCTTTATACCTAGTGGGATGATAACTCGACCAATAGGCAAGGTAGTTCCGGAGATTAAGGATGTGTTAAGTACATTCAGCAAACATGGTGATGAGATATCTGAAAGAACTCCTTACAAGATAGACGGAAAACTAAACCTTAACGGGTTAAACAATTACGTACAGGATATGAAGAGTTCTAGCAAAAGTGCGATAGACAAGGTGAAAGACCTCTACAAAAAGAATTTCTTTGTGGACTTGGATATCCCTAAAAATTCAATAGCACAAAGTCTGGATTGGGGTAGAGGCGGTGAGTCGGGTTTAGTTCAACTTACCAAAGCGATGGAGACTGTACCAAGAGGGTTACTTGACCATCCATTCTTAAAAAAGATTTCACTTGGTAGCGATGATGTAGGCTCTACTGCGGCTGCGAATTATGATTCATCCACTAGGACTATCAATATTGGGAATGATTTATTGTCTATGTTGGGCTATGGCAAAATAGATGATTCCGTAATCTCCAAGGCAGTTAATCATGAGGCTATACATGGTGCTCATAGGAATCTTGATGCACAGAACAAATCAGATCTTGTTGAGGAGTTCTTAAGAAGACAAGGTTGGACATTTCCACATATTATGAACAAGACTGGGGAATTAAGTAAAGATTTTAATTTGTGGCAAAGGAATTTAGATAGAGCTGAACGACTGAAGAAGGGTCCGGATGCTGACGTGGAGGCTCTAGTAAACCATCCATACCTAGCAGATACAATGGATGGATTGTTTAACATAGGGTATGGTACTAAATATGGGTGGCCCACGTTCCCTGATAATATAAATATGTCCAGTAACTATGGTAATTATCACCCACTTGAAGACATAGCAGAAACCGGAGCCATGGAATTACTGGATGATAGTTTGTTAAACAAAAACCATTTCTCCAATGGGTTCCTAGACCGTAGGAACTTTAATGAGATATTCAAAGATCGGTTTTATGAAACCTATGAAAAGGACATGGGACTTAAATTAAGTAGTAAAACTGCAAAAGACATATATAAAAAAGATTTAGCTAGAAGGTTTGCTATAAGGAAACTACTTACACAGATGGGTGTTTATACAAAACCTTTATAAAGGAGGTTAAGAATGAGTACCAATCTTTTTGTTCCCCTCTATTTTATATTGGGTTTAATTGTGGGAATACTCGTTACCTTCTCATGTATAAAGGTAGCGATGCTACTTCCTATGATAAACCCTATGCCACATCAGAGTAATAAAATACAGGGCAAAAAAGAACAACCAACGAAGAAACGCTGGGACCCTCGGTCTTTAATTCCGCCGCACGAATTCCAATCACAGCCAACAATAGACCGTTCTATACAGTATGATTCTGTGGCAGACCTGTTAGATCCGATAGACCCCAGCCCGAGTAAAAAATAAAGGGGGTGAATAGTTGGCGACATTGTCAGTAATTGATAGTAAAGAATCAAAAAGGGTTACACTTATTGAGAGCAGATTTAAAGCCTCATATTTGGCTAAAGAGACAGAAGGGTTACATTCTGACTGGTCGGATTATGAAGACTACTGGCTAGGTCAGGCAAACGATTCAGAAGCCGACGATGATCCAGGGTCAAACAACAACATCATACTTCCTGTGGTTGAGTCCCAGATAGCCGACCTTGTTGATGAGCCGCTTGATGTGATGGTTAAAGGCGTCGAACCTTCAGACCAGATGTTTGCTTACGATGTTAAAACCGTTATTGAATGGGTACTTGATAAAAACATGATACCTGTAAAGTTGGATGAACATGAAAGAGATCGGCTTAAGTTTGGAACAGGTATATTTAAAGTGTGGTTTGATCCAAAAGCACTTAAAGGTCGGGGTCTACCTACCATTGAGCCCATCTGTCCATCCAACTTTTTCCCCGACCCCAAGATTAAAAGGGCTTGGGCGTTACAGTCTGGTGAGTTTGTTATTCACGCACAGATGAAGTCATTATTTGAACTTAAGGTTAGGTTCGGTAAAAAAGCAAATAACGTACAGAAGGAGCCCAATCCAACGTTTGATGTAAGCATCTTTGGTGAGAACGCCGAGAATGTGTCGGCAGAAGTAAATGACCAAGCTGTACTGTATGAACACTGGTCTAAAGAGGTTGATAAAGACGGGAGCCTCTTCCTTCGTTTTGAAGCTATGGCAGGTGGCATTATTTTGTATGATAGTGAGTGGGATGTCAAGAAACGTAATGGAGATCGAAACTTTTACGAGAACGGAAAGTACCCGTTTGTGGTAACTCCTTGTTACCAGAAGAAAGGTTCCGTGTGGGGCATGGGAGACATTGAACTACTACAACCAGTACAAGATTTAATCAATGACCTTGATGACCAGATAAGAATGAACGCCAGACTCATGGGTAACATTCAAGTTGTGGTTGGTCTAGCATCAGGTATTAACCCCCGTAAGTGGACTAACAAGCCGGGATTAAAACTTCCTGCTAGAGACCACACAGCATGGAAGATGGTTGAGCCCCCATCAATGCCGGGGTACATTATCAACCGGAGAGCTGAAGCAAAATCAGAGGCTCAAGAATATTCAGGTAGAACAGATGCCGTTGAAGGTCGTAAGCCCGGTAGTATCAGGGCTGCATCCGCAATCATGGCATTACAAGAAGCAGGGAGTAGAAGGGTAAACCATAAAAAACTCTTGTTGCAGTTTAGTCTTGGTCAGGTTCTACAATTAGTAGTTGACCAAATCAAAGAAAACTACACCGAAGAAATGGCGTTCCGCATCATGAAGACACCATCAGATGATTACCTGTGGTTCCGCGGTTCAGACCTTAAAGAGATACCGAAACTAATCCCTGGGCGTCCAGAGTTGAATTATGATACCGGAGTTATGGAGCCAAGTCTTGTCCCATTGATGAACAAAGCAGGTACAAAAGAAGAAACAAAAGAGGCTGAGTTCGACTTAATGATTTCAATAGGTGCTGGCTTACCGCAAAACAAATCCTTTATGTATCAGGCTGTACTCGAACTACAACGTGAAGGTATCCTGACAAGAGAGGAAGCCCGACTATTCCTTAAGCAGATGATTTCATTCCCAATCATAGACCCACTTAACCCTGTCGGACAGTTTGTGGGTAGGAACTTATCTCCAGAGATGGCGGCTATGGCAAATGGAATGCCCCAACCGGGTATGGAAGGTATGGACCCAAGTATGATGGCACAGGGTGGTATGGAGAACAACTATGGTAACATGCCTGTTCAGCAACCTCAGATGGGATTCTCACCAGATATGATTCCACCTGAGTTTATGAAAGCACTAACACAAAGAATGGGAGGAGGGAATGTTGCATAGGGTAAACACATTATTAAGTGGAGTAAGAAAGAAGGACAGGGCAAAAGTAATACCACAAAGGGGAATTGAAGAGAAGTATTTAAAGCATGCCCTGCAGGATCCACTACTCAATCATCTACAAAAGTCTCGAATAGTAAATCTACCTGTTTGTGGTAATTGTGAGAGGCTAGCCGTATATGATAGGAGAGCTGGAGATCCACCAGTATCGTTCTTTACAGACAGGGAATCAGGTATGTTAATAAAAAACAAGCCTCATGTAACCTGTCCTGTATGTGGGTACCATGGGCCAGGGGGTCCAAGTTTAAGGATGCACGTAAGAGAAGTCTAATAAAAATTGAGGGGGATTTTAAAATGTCCGAAATTATTAAAGCAGGTATGACCGCAGAGGAACTCGCAGAAGATACAGCGTATCGTAAAAGTTTGCTCAACCCGGAAGTACTGCCGAAGACCATGACCAACCCGGAACTTTCCGTAAAAGTCAAGTACATCAAATCTGTGGGCAAGAATGTTCACCGGCTTGATTACGACCAGTTCAACCATGTGATCAGCGACGTTCTGATTCCAAATGCGGATTTCGTTGAAGTTACTGGCGAAGAGTCAGCACCCGGAGAGAAAGTCTTCCTGAAGCAAACTTCAGCTTACGGTTTCATCAACATCATTTCCAGAGACAAGTAATTTTTTCACCAGATAAAACTCACGTTGGGAGTATATCCAACGATAAATCGTAAGTCCACGTTAAGGACAGAGGAGGATTATTAGTTATGTCAGATGGTGAAAACAACACAGGTACAGGCACAGGCCCAGCCGAAAATAAGCCCGTCGGCTTTGATTTAGAACCAAAAAAGGGCGAACAACAAAAAACTACTCCACCTGCCGACAAGGGTGGGGGTCAGGCAGGAGACGGCACTCCTGATGATGTGGATAGAAGATACACCAAAAAAGAAGTATCGGAGATTGTTAAAACAAGACTTGGTGAGGACAGATCCAGGAAGATTATAGAGAAAATGTCCAAACAGACTGGACTATCTGTGGAACAACTCGAAGCAAAGATTGAAGAGTTCGACCGTCAACAGGTAGACCAACACATTAAAGACCAAGCGAAAAAGGCAGGAGTTGATCCAGCCCTTCTGTCAGCAATCGCCAACCAACATGCCGAGCTAAGCGACATCAAGATGACGATGGAATTACAGAACATGCTCGGTGATCCGGAAAGTTACCCAGGATTGAAGTCATTTAAAGATGACGTAATTGAAGAAGCCCAGTCCCTCGGTATTCCGTTGAAGAAAGCATACTTCATTGTGGCTGGTAGTAAAGACAATATTAAACAGATTCAACGTGAAGCTGAACAAAGGGTTGTTAATAATCGACAGAAGAGGGCTGGCAAAGACCGTGTTCAAGGAGATTCCTCTTCCGGTGTTGGTGACGAACCTGAATATTCCGATGCTGACATAGCGGCTGCGAAGAAGGTTCACATGGACGTTGAAGAGTATGTCGCCGTCAGAGATTCGGACAACATCGACAGGTACAGAGAATACAAAAGGAAGAAGAACCAAAAATGATGAAGGAGTGATAAACGAATGTCCTTTCAATTTGCCTATAGAGGGGTAAGTGGTGTTCCACGTATTGCTTTGGTTCCCATCGCCGCCTCTCAAACACTTTCAAAAGGAGATCCTTTGGTAAGGTCTTCAGGAGTAGCAACCGCGGCAGCCGCCGGAGTATCGGCAGCCACATTCATCGGTATACTGAACGAAGACATCGCGGCTCCAGCCGCAGGTACTCTCGTTGAGGTAATACTTGCCGATGATGAAACGGTGTTCAAAATTGAGTTGGTATCCGGTACCACAAAGACTTATGTGGCTGATGCCGACCTTGCCACGTTGTTTGATCTTGGTGCAACCACAGATTTTAACAAGGTTACTCTTGATGACACAACCGGAGGTTGTATCCTACCTGTCAAGACGAGTGTCGCAGGAGATACCCACATCTACGGCAAGGTGGCTCATGCCTACCAAGACCTGCTGTGTGCTTAATTAATTGATGAAAGGAACGGTGAGAAAATAAATGGCAACATCCTCAAGTAACTTTGCAATTCTGCTTGAGCCGAAACTCCGTAAGGTATTCTTCGAGGGGTATGATGAACTCCCCGAACAATTCCCGAATGTATTCAAAGTCGGAAGCTCAACAAAAGCAGAAGAGACTGACTTCCACGTAGCCGGAGTTGGAATGTGGCCCGAGAAAGAATCTATGGGTTCCATTCAGTACGAAGATATCAACCCAGGTCTTGAAGTAAACTACACTCACAAGGAGTACGCAAAGGGTACTCAAGTTGAACGTAAGTTTTACGATGACGAAATGTACTCTGTAATTGAGAAGATTCCCAAGTCCCATGGTAGAGGAGGTCGTGCAACAGTAGAGACTATTGCAGCCACCCCTCTGAACAACGCCTTTACTGTCAACGGTTATGACGGTGTTCCGATGTTTTCTAACAGCCACCCTCTGTACGGTAACGATGGTGGAACCTGCGACAACCTTACGACTGGAGCTCTATCTTCAGCCAATCTGACAACGGCTCTGATTCTTGCTCGTCAGCAGGTTGATGACGCAGGCTTGAAGATTCAATGCAAACCGACCAAGCTGATTATCCCTGAAGACCTTGAGTACACAGCCGCCGTTATTCTCCAAAGCACTCAACTTCCGGGTGGACCTGACAACGACACCAACGTATTGAGGGGTAAACTCACTCCCGTCATTCTGGACTACCTCTCCTCAACAACCGCATGGTTCTTGCAAGATACACGCTTTGACAATCTGATGTTCTTCTGGAGAGTCAAGCCTGAGTACAAGCGTGAAGAAAACTTCGACACAATGATCGCCAAATATCGTGGCTACATGAGGTATGTAGCGGGCTACTCCGACTGGAGAGGAATGGTTGGATCCACAGGTTAATTCTTCCTGCGGTAAATCATATAAACAGGGGGTGAAAAATTGAGTAGAACACAAGCTGATTTATATGCAAAGTCCCTGAATGTAGGAGATCCGGCAGGTACTCATTATCACATCGTTGATGAGAGTGGTAACATTCTTCTAGGGGGAACATCTGCATTGGCAGCCACCGTAGATGAAATCAACAGGGTAGCTGATGTTTCAACTAGATTGGTAAACTGTGCAGCCGCAACTCTTGCACTTACTACTGCTCTGCATGATGGTAAAATCGTAACTCTTAACAAAGCAGATGGTCAAGCGATTACCCTTCCTGCAGCCACCGGTAGTGGTTCAAGATTCCGCCTGTTCATCGGAACAACCATTACATCTGTGGGTACAACGATTAAGGTTGTAGGCAACGACATCATGGTTGGGCTTGCCAAGCTGTTACCGGACTCCGGTACAACAGGTTTGATTTATGCTACAGCCGCAGACACCGATACCATAACCCTTGATGGTTCAACCACTGGCGGTATCAAAGGAATGTTCATTGACCTTATTGATATTGCGGCTGACACTTGGTCGGTACTTGTTGAAGGTACTGCGACAGGTAGTGAAGCAACTCCGTTTAGTGCAACCGTAACTCCGTAACAGAATAGTATTTGAGGAATGGGGAGGAGTAAAATCCTCCCCTTCTTTGAAAGAAGGTGATTGATTGAATACAACCCAAGTCAAAGAGTTTGCTGAATCGTTGTTGATGACTGAAATAGAAGACGATGAGATGAAGATGATTTCCTTGGTTTCCGATTGTATCAGGGAGATTTCAAGACTAGCCCCATATAAAGAGGTAGCAACTTTATCATATACAGACGGAGTTTATACCTTAAGTCTTCCGGACAGGTTCAGAGAGGTAGTTAAAATTACCTACAACGGAACCGAGATAAAGTACAAAGACATTAAAGAGATTTCAGATTTTACCACAGAAGGTACACCACAGTATTATTTCTTTACAGGCTCAAATAAGATTGGAGTTAATCCTACTCCTGATGGCTCATATTCATTGACCATGATTTACCTTCGTGGGTACGAGGTACCCACCAGAGAGAAACAAGAACTCAACTTACTACACGCTGTTACTTCTGGTACTCCACCTGTAACCACGTATGATTCAGATGGTTGTCTTCCTGTGGAGTATCATAGTGCAATAAGTTACTTTATAGCAGGGTTATACTGTGATGAGGATGAGATAAACAAGGTTCGTAGATTCAATAGTGAGTTCACCAGTAGAATCCAACAGTTGATACTTGACCAGACTTATGGGTACGGAGAGTATCCATCAACTGTGGATGTGTTACCGAAGACCTCACACTTTGGAGATGATGAGTGGGATGACTAGAAATCTATCATTAATTGATATACCAAAACTTCGTGGAATCAATCAATCTCATCTTCGCAATATTGGACAGTTTTCAGATGGTAAGAATTTTGTAACCCATGATGGTAGATTAAAAACAAGAGAAGGTACAAAAGACTATCCTGGTTCGTTTCCTTTTGCTTCACCTGTTTTATCCCTTCACCATGCAACTACTGTTGGAGTTTCACCAAGACTTATAGCAGAGAGTGATGGAAAACTTTACAGAAGAATTGGGGAAGAGGGTAGTTGGGTTGAATTAATAACTTTAAGTGGTAATCCTGTGGTTAGTAGTACTGCATGGGGAACAGAAGATGGTATAACCTATATGATATTTGCTAATGGTCATGTATACCTGTATGACGTTGGGGCAAATACTATAAGTGAAATGTATAATGAAGAGGAGGGTGTTGATGACACCTCACTCACTTTTGAGTTTGTTACTACATTTAAAGGTAGGGTATTTGGGTGGCATCCAAACGGTGTTGGGGCTAACTTACTATTCTTCTGCGGTTATAATGAGAATGAGGAAATTGATGTTGGGTTCTGGCCTCCAGACTTCGCCGTAGACCCAACGTATGGTTCTGCTACAGAGACTGTCTTATGTGTGGTACCTCGTAGGGAGAGCCTGTTTATTCTTACCGACAAAAGGTATGCCTTGATGTATGGCAGTAGTGAGGAAGATTTTGATATCTCGTTTGGAGGTTTCATCGGAGTATATGATGTGAGACTAGCAGATGTAGTAGGTGATCACGTTCTTTGGCTTGGTACTGATAAAAGAATTTATGGTTACTCTGGTACCACAGCCTATCCAATCAGTGCTCCCATTGATGAATACCTTGAAGCAGAAACAGACTTCACGTATGCTTGGGCTAAATCTTTTGGTACACAATGGAGGTTGCACGTACCAAACATAGACGATGTGTATACAACGGTTTATGTGTTTGACTGTACGGATGAAGAGTGGTACAGGTGGATTATACCCACAGTATTAAGGTGTGGTGCAACTTATAAGGAAGGCTCTAGCGGACCGGAAACTGTTATTCATGGAACCCATGACAACAACATCATTCAGTATGATGCAACTCTTGTTGATGATTTTGGAGACGAAATTGAAACTGACTTTACATTTGGGCCCTTCGATAATGAGAGTAGGGATGGAAAGTTAAGAAGTCTGCACATCACCTACCATGACAAGCAGAAGACAAAAATGGTCATATACAATTCTGTGGACAATAAAAGACTGTCTAGGGCTAGTACAATAAGATTCAAAGGTACTGAATGTGTTGTTACTAAACGAGGGAGATTAAGGAGAAAGAAGGGTAAGAACCTTTATATCAAGATTTCATCTACGGATGCAATCAATGAGTTGCATAAGGTTACGATCGCCTTCGTACCGGGGAAGGTGAAGTAATTGAGCAAAATTCTTTTAGAGAAGATAGGGTATGGAACTGAAGGTAAGAGGCTCATTGACAGAATCAATGAAGCATTAAGGATGATTGAGTGGTTCTTAAATCATATTGTGGCTATGTTATCAAGCCACGATGTTACAATGATAGACGGTGAAACCTATCAAATTGTTTTGAATGTAACACCTAGCGATGCAACTCTAACTTATAAATCAAGCAATTCATCTGTGGTTACTATTGATAGCAACGGGTTAGTAACGGCTGAAGGAGTTGGAGATGCCGAGGTTACAGTTACTTGTACGAAGTCTGGGTACAAAACTGCTAGGAAGGTAATCACCTTCCATGTGGTATCCTCTACGGACATTCGCATAGTTGAATCCACCGTAGAGAATTCTGCTACGCAGGAGTGGGATGAATACGGAGTAGCTGACTATGCACCGCAAGGTATTGAGTTCGAACTAGAGCAGGGATATACAACAATGCCTTATAGTATTGTTCCATCCTGGTTCGTTGATACCGGAGGTCTTGGAGTTGAAGTAACAGCTCCAATAGACTTTAGGGTTATACTTGTTAAAGAGTTAATTGACGTAGGCGGTTCACTTATCTCTTGTTATTCAAAAGTTCAGGTACTACCATTTAGTACAGCACTACCTTCAACGATCTCTTATGGAAAGATAAGCGTTCGCCTGTTGTGTAAAGGTGCTGTAGCAAAGCCGGAGGTTTAATATGATATATCCCGACTTAAACAACATAACATGGCATAGACCTTTTTTAAATCGAACTAAACTATTCTCGTCCTTTGCCCAATGCAAGGATGGTAGGATTGTATTTTCTTTTTATGACCTCGCTTATTCTGAAGCCATAAATTACTCAAGAGTAACTTACGGACATGCTACAAGTTATCAAACCTTTTTAGTAGCAGGTGGAGTTTCTAATATAGTGTATGCTATGACGGATGCTTCACGTAGTATGAGGGGCTCATTCTTTAATGTTGGAGACGAACTTTATATGAGTTTGGTGTCAACTACTGTAGGCGGAGCCGTAGGAACATTTAAAGCTGAAATATATCAATCAACCTCTGGTAATGGAGTAGACGAATATGGTGTTCCTGACTGGGTTCTATTCAGTACAGTATGGTCATGGGAATACCCCGGGGGTTATTTCTTGGCAGATATGTGGAACATGGGTATTCCATACATCACAGGAGGTCGTTGGATAATTACAACACCTTGCGTTTATATAGGTCTTGCACCTATGTTTCATGCAGGGATATATACTTCAGACGATGGAGGATACTCTTGGACACAAAGATACCATAGGGGTATAGGTGCTATTGGTGGTGCATATACGGAGAACGCCTCAAGAATGATAGTGGAGTTCAACGGAAGTCTTTATTTTACTGTGGAAGGTAATACATCTAATGGGGTATTAGTAAAAGGAACGTCTAATGGTTCAACTTGGACTACGCTGTATCAGTTTAATGTTAGGGGCTGGATCCAGTCAATGGGACATTTTCTTCTGAACAATGGAGACGGAAACCTTTGGATGGGCCTCGACTGTTATGGCGGTGAGTGGCTTTTAATATACTACTCTACCGACCCTGATGTGGTTGAAACTTGTGGTGGATGGATAAAGACCAAAGAGTATCACATTGATACAACTTTGTGGGATTTCTATCATCCATATACATCACCAGTAAAAAATGAATGGGGGAATGATATTCTATTAGTAGGGTCAGGGGGTTATGTTTCAAATGGTACTCCACCAGATCCAGGAGTATGTGCGTGTAAAGCATCCAACAGAATATTAAGTGCATCATCAAGGAGATATATAGAACCTTTTCCAGTAAAGAGTAGTAGTATAATAATACCGTAGGAGGTTAATGAATGAACGCAGTTGTGGAAAAACCTAAATACCAAACCAAATGGATAATTGAAAAGTTCAAAGGAGACTTCAAGAACCGTGAAGAGGCTTTAGCAAAAGCTAAACCTTACGCAGTAGAGAATATCGAAGGAAACCTGTTACTCAACGAGGGTATCAACGAACTCTGGTCTTTAGTTTGTGGTACAGGCGGGGTTAAGTTTGATGCCACCAACGCATACATCGGAGTAGGAGATTCAAGTACGGCAGCCGCAGCCACACAAACTGGTCTTCAAGCCGCAACGAACAAACTGTATAAAGGGATGGATTCTACCTATCCAACCTACGGTACTGACCAAAAGGCAGTATGGAGATCTACCTTTGGTACATCTGATGCTAACTTCGCATGGGAAGAAATCACCGTAGCCAACGGAAACAGCGATACTGCTGACAACCTAAACAGGAAGTGTCAGGCTATGGGTACCAAAGCATCCGGTACCACGTGGATTGTTACCCTTGAAATAACATTAAGCTAGGAGGTTTTCTGATTGATAAAACAAGAAGGTGTAGTATTAGCCTCCGCAGCCCGTACAGCTACTACTACTTCTGAAACACAAAACAACGATAGTTACAATGGAATACAGGTATCCGTTAATGTTTCAGCGGGAACCTCAGGGTTCTCTGTCGTTCCGAAGATTCAGGGATACGATGTCGGAAGTGGTGCATGGTATGACATACTTACTGGAGCCGCAATAACTTCAGCAAGTCGAGTTAATCTTACCATATTCCCAGGAGCTCCAGTAACATCAAACGTATCAGCTAACGGAGTTATACCAAAGAGTTGGAGGGTTGTAGTTACCCCTGCCGATACCAAGAGCGTAACATATTCTGTGGGATTCTGTTCTGTATAGGAGGTTTTTAAATGTCCGTAACTAACTGGGATGATAGAGACGGAGACGATGAGATAAAGTCAACGGACATTGATGGGTTACAAGATGCGGCTGGGAAGATGGAAAGTATAGTCGGTATCCAAACTGAAGAGGTAACAGGAGGCTCTCTTGCTGAAGAATTCTGCGATGCAACGGACAGATACCGATTATACGCTTCCGCAAAAAAGAACTGGCTAGCTTCCCCGGAGCCTAACATCTACGTCAATTCTGTGGAAGTAACAACTGGTTTTACAATTAACTATGGAGGAGGTTGTATAGAGTTTGACCCACCTCTGGATTCAGATGATGTTGTTACTGCTGACTTTACCTGCACGAAAGCAGAGGCTATGAATGTTATACCATACGTGGCAACCACAGGTTCTGCTAATACGTACACAGCAACCCTGTCTCCTGCCCCAACTGCTTACTATGAGGGTATGGCAGTAGCCTTAAAAATCAATGTTGATAATACTGGAGCTTCAACAATTAACTTAAACAGTCTCGGTGCAAAGACAATCAAAAGACCTAATGGTAGTGATGTTACTGCGGCTAGTCTTAAAGCCAACAGCGTGTATACTATTAGGTATAATGGAACAAATTTTATCTTACAGGGTGAAGGAGGTGGTGGAGGGGACGCAGGTGTAGGTGATGTACTTGTGGGTAAAACCTTCACTAATGATTCTGGTGAACAAACCGGTACGATGCCTGATTCAACCTTAAGTACGGCAATAACTCCAAGTACGATTGACCAAGCCATAACTGCAGGATACCATGCAGGGACAGGTAATGATAAGGTACTGGGTGATGCTGACCTTATATCCGCTAACATAAAGTCAGGAATTACTATATTTGGTGTTGCAGGTAATTCCAATGTGGTTGATACTTCTACTGGAGATGCAACTGCGGCTCAAATACTATCAGGAAAAAAAGCATGGGTAGACGGTGCTGAAGTTACAGGTAGTATGACTAATAGGGCTGGAGATACAAGTGCGGTGTCGTCCCACGCAAGCAGTACAAGTATCCATGTGGTACCCGCAGGGGGTTACTACGATGGTTCAGACGATGCGTCTGTGATAACCGATGCAGACTTCATAGCCTCAAATATAAAATCAGGTGTTGATATATTTGGTGTTACAGGTACCATGAAAGCTGTAGGCTCAAGTTTCTATGAGGCTGGTGATGTTGAAGGGTATAATACAACCGAAAGTGAGTTTGGTTATGGAAAATACACTACGTATACGTTAAAATTACATTGTCATGTTGGCATCTTGGGTGGTACATTTAGGATTATTTTTAAATTAAAAACTGCTAATGCAGCCACAACTGCCTATGGTATAATTTACAGGAACGGTGTTGCAGTTGGTACGGAGAGAAGTACCACATCAACCTCTTATGTAACATATTCAGAGGATATAAGCGGTTGGTCTGATGGTGATGAAATACAAATCTATATGAAAGGTAGCAATACTACATATAACGTATATGTAGCCGAATTAGATGTAACGACGGGAACAACGGATATACCTTTTCGAGGTAGTTGGGGTGCTAGTATGTATGGGGGTGGCGGTGCTTCTGTTACTGTCCCGAGAGGTTACCATACAGGTGAAGGGATTGTTTACTGAAGTTAGTATAACTCACAGTATGTGGGTATGGTATTTAATTAATAAGGAGGTCTATAATATTGATAAGGACAAAGATTCAATACAATGATGATAGTGAAATCCCTGGGATAGTCGAAACAAATAGTGACAAGGTTCTCATAGAGTATCAAAACCACTTTGATGGAAAGTATTTAATCTTTGTAGATAAGTTACCACCCCCTTCGGTTGAGGAGTCTCTCGGTTCACTATCTGAAACCATAAGTGGATTGAAATCAGATGTATCAGTTATAAAATACGGAATTGATATCATAAAGAATGATGTATCTGTGATTAAAACAGGTAAAGCACCAACACCTTAAGACAAGAAAAACCACTTCGTAAGAGGGAGGTGATCAACTGACTCTTCTGAATTCTCGACAGTACAACCACAAGCAGTACTATAATCATAAGTACAGATACAATTCAAAGCAATTTGGTATACTTGTGTCTGATTCAGGTTCGTGTTCTGATTCGATACTGCTTGACACTTATCTCACATTATCCGATACAGGTGAGGGTGTAGATTTAATTTCTACGGCAACCTCAATAGAATACCAAGACCTAGGTTCTGGTTCAGAGATCCAATCATTATCTGCAGAACTAACTGTAGCCGAGACTTCTATCGGATTAGACAGTATTCTTATTACTGTGGAAGTGGATGTACTATCAGATACTGGTGAAGGCTCCGACGAAGCAACTAACGGACTGTTCACCGGAGTCTCCGATGTAGGTTCTGGTCTTGATCCACCTGTTGACATATCGGTTGAATTAACCATTTATGATTTAGGTTCAGGTATAGATGTTTTAAGTGAAAAACAATTCGATGTTCCTGATACAGGTGAAGGTACTGAAGTAATCCAACTAGATACCGGTGATCTAGTTGAGGATACAGGAGAAGGTTCAGAGGCAATAGTAATTGAATCCCACATATCATCCTCTGATTCAGGTACAGGCATTGATTCAATTACTGTGGAAATGAACGTAACTGTCTCCGATGAGTTTGAAGGTAATGAGTTCGACTTTCCTGAGCTCACCTATGATAATACTTTTTCTGATATAGGTTCAGGTGTTGATGTCGCTGTAAGATGCGACGAAATGTTTATAGTGGTTGATTCCGGGGAAGGCACAGAGAGTTTACCAAGGGATGTTGAGCATGTATTCAACGAAGTCGGTGCAGGTTCTGAAACAATTATAATAGGTAAAGAATTATTTATAACTGATTCTGGGACCTTTAGTGATGTTTGTACAGTTTATGGAAACGATGAGATTGATGTCGATGACACAGGTACCGGTTCTGAAGAAATTTCAATTACAATGTCTACGTCGGTTAGTGATTTAGGTACTATATCTGAATCCACCATCAGTTTTACATTTACAACCACGGTTAAAGATAAAGGTAATGCAGTAGATGTTATTTTATCAGGTTCGTCTTCTTCAGCTATAGTATTTGAACTTACTGCGGCTGAAACAACATTGTATGAATTACAAGCCACAGAAGAACTTGAAGTCTCCCTTACCGCAAGTGATCAATCTGTGGATTTTGAACTAACTGCTAGTGAGGAAGTTGAGTTTGAATTAACTGCTAGTGAGGAAATAGACTTCGAGTTGAGTTCAAGTTAAGGAGGTGTTCTAAATGTCATGTGAAGATAAGATATGTCTCGGAGATTCAGGTAACGTATTAAACTTCCTCATCGAGGATTTAGAGGGTAATTACCTTACTGGTGTAACTGCGGCTAAACTCCTTGCTAGAGGTGGCGACGATCCTGTAGAGTTAGAACTCACCTGCGTATGTGATAATACAGAGGATGTAACAGTTCACTATGTTACCACAGGAAGTGAGGGATTTGTTGTAGGTGATTACAAGTTAAGGATACAATATACCATAGGATTAACTGGTACCAGAACAACAATAGACTACGGTGAACTCGAAGTAGTTGACATATAAAGGAGGTGTTTTAGAGTGGCAGGAACCGTAGATGTAAGACCTTATTTCGAGAACCTTGGATATAAGGTAGACTGGTTGGGAAACAGCCCTGAAGTAGGTGGAGGTATTAAGTTATCCAAAGACGGGAATTCGCAGATGATATACCCAAGTGCCTATACTGTCAATAGTGCAGGAAGAGCACAGATGGATCCGACAAGGATGATGGGTTACGTTGCTTCAACGAAGCCTTCTCCACTAACTGCTGACAAGTTTAATAACTACAGTCAGATACAAAACAGTATGTGGGGTCCTTATCAAAAGGCACAACAG